GACATTCTTCCGCTTCAGATTCCGGACAGCCTTCTTGATCTCAGCATAGGTCAGCTTATCACTTGCCGTGATCGTGCCACGGGAAGTGTTGCTTCCCACATACTGGACATTCATGCCAGCATTCAAGGCATTCCTGGAAATGGTATCCAGAGACAGAGCCGCCTGATCAGAAAGCAGAAGAGCAGTTTCACGATGCATGTCATCGAGCATGTAATAATCAAGCTCATCAGTCGCTTCCACGAAAGCGCCGTAGGGCTTGACCATCGCGGTCATCTCGGTCATGAACAGGCTCTGGCCATCAGGCGTGACACCTTCAGCGAGAGGCGTGGTGATTGCGCCAAACGGAGTGAAACGGCGGAACTGTACACGCTTGCCGTTGTGAAGCGGAAGAGTTCTGTGCTGTGCATCCCTGGAATGAACCATTTCAGGCTTCATATTTTCGAGCAGAGTACGCTCATAGAACTGTACTACACTGGGCTTTACGCCAGCCGATGTAGTTTTATTCAGATGATCAAAAACAGCCATTTATAGGCCTCCTTTATTTTCGCATGTCGTACCTCCGGCCCATAGAGAGATTTTCATTCAGCTTTTTCCACTGCGCATCACTCATTTCAAAGATATCCACCTGTGATACGCCACCATTGGAAGAGCGGACAGGAGCTGTCGGTTTGCGCTCGTTGTTCATCTCTTCCAGCACATCGTAAAAGTCCCATTCGCCGGAGAGAATCTTTCCCTTCACTTCAGAATCTGAATTGAAGGTTTCCATCACATCAATGCCATATCGGCTCTTGATTTTGTTTGCCTGTTTCGCAAGAAAGTCCGCCCGCTGATCGACAGGCTCATTGTTCTGCTCACGGGGAGCGAACCGTCCCTGTTTGTCACGGGCTGGCTTCTGCTCTTCAGGCTGAGTCTGAGTCTGTGCGGTATACGGCACTCCATTCTTCAGAGCAATATATTCTTTCGCCATTTCAATGCTTTTGAACTCACCGCTGTCTACGAGTTCCTGTGCCTGACGCTCCATCACGGATGCGCGAATGGGAGCGAGCATCTCCTCATAGTGCTTGGTAAGTCTGGCTTCGGTCTCGGCAACAGCCTTCTCCACGGCCTTATTGATCCGTCCCTTGATCCACCCAGGCTCTTTCGCCGGAGGGGTTTCGTTGTTCTGGTCATTCTGCTGCGTGGCTGTTTCATCAACCAAAGTACTGAGGCTTTCTCCCTGAGCCAGTTCAGCGTCGTCCTGAAAGCTCTCAAGGTTCAATTCGACCGCATTGTTTTCGTTTTCCATAAGTTACTCCTTATACATCCGGCTGTGAGAAACGCAGTCGGAAGAAATATCTTCAAATCATCACATGGATGATTCTCTGGCTAAAATGTTCTGACGCATCCTGGACGTGCTTTCGAAAATCGGAAGCATTGCACCGTTCTCGTTCTCGACATATCCGCCACCCTGAGCGGCGCCGATCTGAGACAGCGCATTGTTCGCCTGAATGGAATCGGCACGGAGGTTGTTGTTCTGGGTCTGAAGGTCTTCAACCTGAACCTGCATCTGCTCCATCTGCTGCTGCATCTGAGCCATCTGGTCATACATTGCCTCGGTCTGCTCAACAACAGGAAGGAGTCTGTCCTTGCCGTCAATGTTCATGATTCTCAGAAGATCCGACAGTTTCATGGGCCGCTGGGCTTCAGCTGACATGGTGTACATCTGCATATACATCTCATTCATCGCATCGACCCGTGCGGGATTCCGCCGGTCAACCTCAACCTGTACGGTATACGGGGGCGGCATCATGCCGTCCTTAACTTTTTTGTAGACCGGCCCAAAGAAATTCCGAACGTTCGCATTTATCTCCCGCCGGATGCCGGTCGAGCCGGTAATCATGATGGTCCGATCCTTGGTATAGAACTGTGCCATCAGCCAGATGATCATCTGGACGATTTCAACAAATCCTTCATTCAGGGTGACCATCCGCATATTGGCAATTTTGTTGCCGGCTTCCTGAAGAGCAAGAATGGCTTTACCGGAAACAACCCCGCCGGTAGATTCACCACGGCTGAAGTTGTTCATACCGGAGTCATTCTTCA